TGCACCAGTAACACCACCTACAGCGGCTTGTATTCCTTGAGCAATGCCTTGTGAAACCAACTCTGGTTGTGAAGATGGAATTACAATTTGCGTAAGTGGACGAGGCTCAAAACCTGCGTATCGCGTTACATCAAGTGGACGCAATCCTTGCAATGCGCCAAGATTGGCGAATTGAGGTGTAACCTTATAACCTTCGGAAGAATAGCTGATAGCCATGATTTAGACTCCACCGAATTTTAAATCGGATGATTGTGGAAGTGAGAACATATTAGACTTTTTAGCACCTTGTCCAGCGAAACCTGACATAACTGGATTTACTGCTGTTGCTGGAGACATTACATTAGCTGCCGTTGTTGGCAACATTCCTCGTGCTGCACCCATGTTAGCCAAAGCCTCTTGCTGCGCTGCATTAACGTCAAATCCGCCACCAGTTGCTTGTTGTCCAGCGGTAGCTTGAGCCTGTTGAGATGCTTGTAATGCGTTTGCATCTCGAATAGATTGCATTGAACCTGCTGTAGCTAAATCTTGTTTAGCTGCCTGTTCGCCTTGAATCCTAGATTGTTGACCTGCTGCAATTTGTGAGTTAAGAAATGCTTGTCTTTGAGCTTCAGCAGCAGAAGCCATTTGCGTATCTTGTATAGGCTGAATTTTATCCAAATACGCAAGCATTGGATCTTGTTGCTCTTTAGGTTGTGATTTGCGTTTACCTCCACCTTTACTTCCACCCATATTAAGATCCTCCAAAAGTTAAGCCAGTTGTTGCTGGCGTTGCGAATTTGTTTAGGTTTTGCTGAGTTCCACCAACGCCTTGATTAGCCATTCCTAAAGGTGTTGTCATTGTTGGTTGTACACCCATTTGTTGTAATGATTGCTGTCTATCTTGACCAACGTCAATTCCACCAGTTGCAGAAGATCCACCTACTTGTTGAGAAACAATTGCAGCATCTTGCGCTTGTTGTGCTGTATTCATTCCACCCAATGCTTGTTTAGCGGCTTGTTCACCTTGCATTTGAGCTTGTTGACCAGCTTGTGTTTGAGCTTGAATCTGAGCTTGAATCTGAGCTTGTCTTTGCGCTTCAGCAGCAGCAGCGTCAGCGGAAGCTTGTTGAGATTGTTGCTGTTGTTGCATGGCCATATATGCTAACATTGGCTCCATGCTTGATTGCGCTTGAGGTGCAAGATTTGTTTTTTTAGGTTGTGATTTGCTTCCGCCCATAGGATTTTACGTTTAATGTTAATATCTAACGATTACTTTATACTAAGTCAAAAGTTTTCTTCTAGCTTCCTTGCATAGATCGCTTCCGGGTTCAAATCGACGGCATGAATTTGGTCTATCATTGTATACCTTACAACACACTGATTCACCGACTTTCCCATCCAATGCAATGCACCGATTACTCTCTGTTTTCATCAGTGGATAGTCAATTCTTATCATGTCACTTGGTATATTAACCGCATCTGACCTGTCTCGCCTTAAAACAGGCCATGACCACTTAAATGAGCAACAAGCACCACATGACTTGCAGTCAAACTCTACTTGTTCCATGTTACAGATCTAAAACCCAAGTCTTCGTTCACTAAATCTTCGTATGGAGCAAGGTGTGAAATGTTGGATATTTTAGCATTAAGTTTAGGGCAATCAACATATTTTCCCTCATGGCGATTAACGCAATTGAAGCAAACAGGATAAAAATCAGCATTAAGTGATTTATCTTTGTTATTGCCCCAAGTATCCCAATTTTTTACATATCGAGTTGGATCTGGAGTTATTCCTTCTTCTTCCAAATATTGAAATATGTCTTTATCAGTCCAATCTCGCATTGGATAAAGTGACATCGGCGAATCGTCAGCATATCGAATATCAACAGCAAGTGGTACATGGCCTTTAATTAAATCTGTGTCGCTGTATTTTGTTCCGATATACACTGCCCCCCAAGGCCAATTAAAAGACCCTGTAGGACGCTGTAGAAGGTCTGTAACAGCACACAGACAATCCTCTCCTTCCTTTGGCTTCTCTGTTCCTAGAGAAAGACAAACAGCGGTTTCTTTTCCCCACTGATAGTATTTAATGAAATCAAAGCGCAATTCACCAGTTTCAACGTCAGGCCCATCAGCAATTGCAACTTTACTGGGTGGATAATCGTATACTTCCAACTTCCAATTTTTGATTAGCTTGTCGGAATACGCATATCGTTCACGCATCTTTGGCTCACGGTATTGAATAACTGGAAGGTCAATGCCAGCTTTGAATTTAATAAGATGAAGCAATGCCGTAGAGTCTTTACCTCCACTCCACAAAACCACTGCTCTAGGCCATCTTTTATTCCATTCAATTATTTTATTTATTGTTTTATTTATTAGTTTTTCCATTTATATAATAATCGCAACACCAATCAATGCCCCAGCAGCAGCACCACCAGCACCAATCATTTGACCTTTTGAAGCATTTCCACTAGCTGCATTTTGAGTTGCATTTTGCAACATTGATTGCTCGTAGTTCTGTTTGTTTTGTTGGTCAACTTGATTGATTTTCTGCAACTGACCTAAATTACTATTAATCCAATCAGATGTCGATTGATTTAATGCTTGTGCGCCTTGCATCACATTTCCTTGCCAATTCTGCATTGATTGCAAGTTTTGTGCTTTTGCAGCTTGTTCAGCAGCAATAATTGATGCTGGATCAAGTCCACCAATAGGTGCTGGAGTTTGAGCTAAATAACCTTGCTGAAGTTGCAAGTTTTGAAGTCTTGCTTGTCTTCCTTCTTGTGTAGATTGATCGTAAACAGCAGAACGTCCAATAAGGCTATCAGTTCCAAGTCCACTTTGGATTCCAGTTTTTACTGCCCATTGATCCATCCATTTTTTTGTAGCATCAATGTTTGTAGCTTCAGCAACTCTTGATCCAAGATCATTTCGCATTTTAGCAACATCTGGATTTAAAAGACGTTCAAATTCTTTTGAGTTTTGGATGTTTCCCATTCCAAATTCAGCAGCTTGTTGCGATGTTTTTGCTGCATCAAAAAACTGCATTGCTGGAGCTTGAGAAGAATATGATTTAAGTAAATTAGATGTATTCTGTAATGCTCCCATTTGCCCTTTGGATTGAAGCATCAATCCTTGCAAACTTACTGTTGGATCTGGTCGTTGAGGATTCATAAATTAATCTCCACCCATATAATTAGCTGATGATTTGCCAAATGTAGAATCATTTGTACCACCACCTCCGCTTCCAGCATTTTTATATGCAGATCCAATTCCTCCAGCCGCTCCACCAATTACACTTCCAGCAGCACCAACATAAGCTCCAGTCATTGCATTTTTTCCTGCTTGGTTTTGAGCTTGAACGCCGAGCATTGTATTCATGTAATTCTGCCTATTTTGCGCTGCTGTTTGTTGCATATTTTGGAAATTAGCACCAGATTGAGCCATTTGGTCTGCAACAGATTGATTGTATCCTCCAATATTACCATACATTGCATTTTGCCAATTTTGCATGGATTGCAAATTTTGTCCTTGCGCTTGTTGTTGTGCTGCAATAGATGAAGATGGATCAATCCCTCCAACTGGAGCTTGCATTTGTTGCAATAATTGTTGTTGCAATGCTATGTTCTGTTGTTCTCTATTTTGTCTTGCTTGTAACGCAGCGTCATAAGTTGCTGCTTTTCCTATTGTTGAATCTTGCAATCCAGTTTCAAATCCTTGAATAAGACCTTGTTTTTTAGACCATTCATTGATGTATTTATTAGCTTCTTCAGGAGAAGTTAATGCCGCAAGTTCTTGTCCTTGAGCTTGACGAATTGCAGCAGCTTCAGGAGAAATTTGTTTTTCAAGTTCTCTTGATCTTTGGATATTAGCCATTCCAATTTCACCAAGTCTTTTTGATTCTTTTATCGGATCATAAATCTGTTGCTCTGGAGGCATTTCAGAAGACATATTAAGCAATTGTGCTTGTTGTAATTGCTGCCTCGCTTGAGCATTTTGCATAGCCATTTGAATAGCCATATCTTTATTAGAGCTAGGCTTAGAAATGTATTGCTGTGCGTTGACTGTTTTTGATCCGCCCATAAGTTAAAAATTAGTCATAGAGTAAACTTCTCTGTCCATTTTAGTCAAACCTAATTTTAACATTACGTCATTAGTAAAGCTAGGCCGATCATTGATTAGCGGAACACCAATGTACCCGGGTGAACCAGATAGTTGCGTGTGCGCTCTCCAATCACTCATTACCTGCATAACATCTTTTGGATGTGTGTATTTTGGATGAAATGCTGGATAAACTGTTGGGAGATATACATGGTCACAGTATCCAAATAGTTTTCCGTTAGAATAATGAGCATATACATTAACATTTGGATGTTCTATAATTGTATGATTAAAATCTTCGGCAAAATCAACCAATTCTAAGAATTCGTTGGTTCCAGCACGAACAAGTTTATAATCTATTTTATGTTTCATATTTATTAATTTGTGCCTACTATTACTTCATTTCCTCCTAGATCACTAGGAATATAACCGCCAAATCTCTCTGCTTGCTGCTGTATAACTTTATTACGAGTTGCGAAATTACCACACACTATGCACGGAAGACAAGAACTATCTTCAACTGAAATCGGAACAGAAGAATAAAGCGGAACAACTGGATCATCAGCGAATGGAGATACAAATCGGTTTGGGAACTCCGTTACTTTTATAGATGCGTCAATGATCGATGGCATATTAACAAGGGTTCTGTACGCGATATTGGTTTGCTGCCGCTGCTGCTGCCTGTTCAGCTAAGATTGAAGCTTGTTCTTCAGCGTGTATAAAAGAAATGCTTGACAAAAATGAAGCTGATGCGGTAGCAGAAATTGATGGTCGTACTGATGGCAATGAACATGGCAATGTGACCGTTCTAAACACCTTTGCGTACCATGATTTTTGCTCAGTGCTAGGAACCTCATATGGGTTAGGCAAAAGCTCAAGAGTCAATGTTGATCCATCTTGAGCAAGAACACATGATTTCTTTTCGTCTGATTGCGGAACACCAGTTGACCTTTCGCTCCATGGGTCTTGGAACATACGAATTGTCTCAAGACCAAACTCACCGCACCATTCAACAAGCATTGAAAATCCTTTGTCAATATCAGTTGTGAGATTTGATTCACAAGTTAATGACGTTGCATTTCGCGTTGTTGATTCAGTAATTAAGCGACGATATTGCGTATTAAGAAATCCTAACTTTTCAATCTCTGGAGCAAATGGCGTATCTTGCCATTGATAGTTCTCAGTTACAGCAAGAAGCCTTGTGTTAAGGATTGATTGATATTGGCCTTTAGAACCCCTGTAGGACGCTTTAACGTCAACTGTGCCACCAATCTCACAACATTCAAGCTCTCCATATACGAACTGCTTGTAATCCATGCCATCACCAAGAAGTGCAGTCTCTACTTGTGCGTAAATCCGATTAAATAGGTCAGTGGTTGTACCATCAGCGTTGATACTCAAATACGAGTCAATTCGGGTTGGCATGAATGATTCCCAAAGTGAAATGTAAGATCCATCACCTGTAGCCGAATAATCAACGCTGAAATGAAAGCATCGAGGTTGACCATTAATAATTCCAGTAGTCCATTCAACTGGCCTAGTTCCAGTCCATACACCGCACCATGCAGGTGTCCGTTGTTGGTTAATTTCTGATGCAGCAGCCCAATCCATAACCATTGTTGCTGAGTTTAAAGGCTCAAGGTACGGGATGCTATAAAGAAGATAATTCTCAAATGATGCTGCACAAATACCAGTTTGATTTCCAGACATGTATGCTTTTGCACGAACCATTTCAACATCCTTATAAAGAACCTGAGATGATAAATAAGCGTTTCCTGCAACGTCAGCAGAAACAAGACCACCTTGTGAAAACCACCACATTTGACCAGCTTGGAATGCAATAGATTTACCAGCAATGCAGCCCACGTTTGGAAACAAAATTGTTTGAAAGTTTACAGTAGTTCCCCATTGCGTTCTATCATAAATACCACTTGATAGTGCATACGTTGAACGATCTGTAAAAACATAGAGTTTTTGGTCGTTATTCTGTCCAACATAGTTAGTCAATGCTGTTACAGGACGAGTAAAAGAAAAATCACCGCGACTTGTTCCAGACTCACGTTCCTTCCATGATGTCGGATCACCTAAATCAGATGCTAAAACAATATTTCCATTGGCAACCCACAAACGATTGCCAGAATAGGCCATCCAAGTTCCAGTTGGAATCGATGAAGATTGAACGCCAGTTTTATTGCTTCCATCCCAATAAACAGGAGAAGAAATTCCGTCTTGAATGAATAAAACGCGATGCGATGGAGTAATTGTTATGTTACCACCAGTCGAAATGTTTGCCGATTGAGTCGCAAGAGTAAAAACGAATTGCTTTACGTTAGGATCAAGAGAAACGCCTGAAAGTTGGAATGGAACCCATGATTTAGGCTGAACAAGTGGAAATGGACTCCAATAAACCTTTCCATTTACTGCAAAAACCATATATGGGATTTCAGTTTCTTCAACACCTTCACCATTTACGTCAAAAACTTGAGGTGGATTAGTCCCATCTGCCGATTTATATTGTTTGTTTGCAAGGAAAAGAATTCCACCTTGAAAGTTGCCAGCAGGAAGAGATAACTTCATTGCTTGCCCCGGCCTAGTCTGAACAATGCCACCACGGAATTGAGTATTAACAGCCCATTTTACTTGATCTTCAGGCAATGCCCAAGGATTGCGCATAGAATTTACTCCACGCAACCACCCAGCGGAAGTTTTTACTTGTCTTCCTGATGTGATTTGTGCTGATTTCATGTTACCACATAACTACATCAGTTCCATCGCCATAAGTAATATTATTTATCTGCGGTGGAGTCATTGCGTGACCATCAATGGATTCTTGTTGGTTTTTAAGGTACTGATAAGCGATCCCCCAGTAGCGAACAGCTTGATCTGCAAAATCTTTGTCTTCCAAATCAACTGCATGAACTGCCGCAATGATTGCGCGTTCTTGTTCAAGTGGAATAAAATCGTAAACTGACGATACTTTGGGAGCAGTAACTTGATATAGAATCCTAGCCCATGCACAAGGTTTACCAATGCGAATCTTGCGGTATTGTGGGTTTACTTCCGTTGGATGGTACTGACCAATCAATGTCATGTCATTGCTACGACCATAATCCCATGCGTAAAGGCTCACATAGCCGTCTGTAAGAGGTTTTTCGATGTGGGCAATGGATTTCACCAGAATAGCCTCAAAAATGGCATCTGTGAAAAATGTTGACGTTACTTTGCTGCCGGGTGTCGTGTATGTCTTTCGTCCAGTCGTGGAAGTTAAGTTTCTAGCGTGATTCAACGTATCGTAAAGCTCAAACGAGTTGTTATCAATTCGCCGAACGTAATAGTTTGTTCCTTCAACAAGTCCAGTAGGCAAAACATCACCTGATTTAGCTCTTACAACAAGTTCCGCCCCTGTTTCGTAAAGTGACGATTTAGCAACAATGTTATTCGATGGTTGAACTTGAACATTACGGATAATATCGAGACTAAGTTGACCGATGCCAGAATTAGTCAATACAATAGGACTTGATCCGCTATAAACACGAATAGAATCACCAATAATCCTAATTGTGTAATCCGTAGAAGATGCAAGTGGTGCTGGAAGCGTTCCAGACGTTGAAAACTGAACAACTTCATTTTCAGTAAGGAATGCAAGACTTGCTGGTTTGATAAGATTAGTATCAACAGATAGAGTTACTTGCGTTCTGATTGCGTAGTATGTTTGACCAGTTCCAAACGAATCAATGTTGATAAGACCAGATAATTTATAAACTGTAATTGTTCCAGTTGCAGGTGATGATAGAGCATCATAAATTGCATAAATAAATTGATTTGGTGCAGGAACAGAAAGTATTACTGCGCGTGTTATATTATATCCTTCTCCCGGATCAGGATTAGAAATTGTTGCAATTGCTCCCCTTATTGTCACGATATTCCCTGCAACATAACCATGATTAATGGAAGTCGTGGCTTTTGCGGTAGAATCAAATAAATTAACAAGTGTAGTTATTGAGATAGGATTTCCGTCAACAGTCAAACCAGCAATAGCGTTTTGTTGTGTATCGTATATTTTTGAAAGAGTATTTGATGCAACATTTAAATAAAACGGAGTTACTCCATTATCAATAGATGGACTTGTTGTTGGAAGGATATAATCTGATCCAAAGTAAATTTGTTTACCAGTTGCAAGACTTGTAAAGTCACCTAACCAGTTATTTGTGAAATCAATTCCAAATGCACGGGAAAGAACAACGTAAAATGTACCAGTTCCAGAAGAAGTAATGTTTACATCACTGAAATCAGAGTTTTTAACAGTAAATGTTCCGTTAATTCCATTTAATGGAGTTTCTGCACGATATGCTGTTCCAGAAACAAGCGGCGAAGGTAGAATGCCAGTTGACGAAAAATTAACGAACACACCAGTAGATGGAGTAATTGCCACGGTTGGAATAGATGTATATCCAGTTCCAGAAGTGATTAAATTAAGCCCAGTAACTTCTCCAGAAAATACACTAATAGTTCCTGTTGCTGGTGTTGTTAATGCATTAGATACAGTATATGTAAATGTTGTTGCTGTATTATCTTCAATGG